TCACGCCGCAGACTGAACAGGGGTTCTCTTCCATTCCCAAGGCAGCAGCTCATTGAGCCGACCTTGCGGGGTGCCGGCGATGCGGGCCAAGACGTCCGCGAGCCAGGCTTGCGGATCGACGTCGTTGAGCTTTGCCGTCATGATCAGCGTCGCCATGACGGCGGCGCGGTCAGCGCCGCGTTCGGAGCCGGCGAAGAGCCATGACTTGCGGCCGAGGGCAAAGCCACGCAGCGCGCGCTCCGCCGCATTGTTTGTCAGGCAGATCCGCCCGTCATCGATGAAGTGAGCGAACCGGTCCCAGCGGCGCAGCATGTAATCGATTGGCTTGGCGACCGAGGACGAGTTCGACAGCCGGGCGCGCTGCTCGCGCAGCCATGCTTGTAGCGCGGTCAAGAGCCGGACGCCTTGTTCTTGACGCACCCGCAGACGCTCTTCGGCACTTTGGCCGTTGATGCCGCGCTCAATATCGAACAGCGCATCGATGCGTTTGACCGCTTCCAGGGCGATCGGCGAGATCGCTGCGGCATTCTTGCCGGCCCTCGCACTGGCGGCGATGTCCGCCAGCTCGAAGAACTGCCGTCTGGCATGGGCCCAGCAGTGTGCGGGCGTGACCGGCCCCTGCGCGCGCGAAGTGTCATACAGCTCGTTATAGCCGCCATAGGCGTCGGCCTGCAGGATGCCGGTGAAGCTTTGGAGATGCCGCGTGGGATGCTCCTGCCGTCGATCGCGCGAGGCGTAATAGAGCGCCGCCGCCGGCGCCCGACCGCCGAACGGCCGGTCGTCGCGGACATAGGTCCAGATATGCCCCTTGACCGTCTGACCCTTGGCCAGGATCGGCACCGTCGTGTCATCGCCGTGAAGCCGCTCGGCGGCCAGGACGTGGCACTCAATCAGCCCGTGGAGCGGCTGCAAGGCCGCCGCGCAGGCGCCGATTTGGTCGGCCAGTGTCGACAGGCTCAGATCGATGCCCTCCCGGGCGTAGCGCTCGCTCTGCCGGTTCAAGGGCTGATGCTGGCCGAACTTCTCGAACAGGATCATGGCCAGGAGGTTGGGCCCGGCGAAGCCACGCGGCGTCACGTGGAAAGGCGCCGGCGGCTGGGTGATCGTCTCGCAGCCCCGGCACGAGAACTTCTCGCGAACCGTCTGGATCACCTTCCACTGACGCGGAACCACTTCCAGCGTCTCGGTGATGTCCTCGCCCAGCTTTGACAGCTTGTTCGAGCCGCAGCAAGGGCAGCTCTGCGGTGCGGCGACTACGACCCGCTCGCGCGGCAAATGGTTGGGGAACGGCTTGCGCGACGGACGCTTGCGCTGGAAGGATTGTACCGTCTGCGCCTTGGCGGCCGCCCTCTCGGCCGCCAACTCGTCTTCGGTTGCGGTTGCTTCCAGCTCTTCGAGCTCAAGCTCCATCTGCTCCAACAGCCGTGCCTTGCGCTCCGAGCGGCTGCCGTAAATCTGGCGACGCAGCTTCTCGATTTCGAGCTTGAGGTAACTGATCAGTACCTCGGCCGCCTTCGCATTGGCCGCTTCCGCTTTGGCGCTCGCCGCGACTGCTTCCGCTTCCAGGCGCGCAGCGCGTTCCGCGAGGATCATCGCATGCGCGGCGGCAAGATCGGTGGGAAGCGATTCAGATGTGGTCACGACGATGATGGAATCACATCCATCACGATCCGAGAAGCCCAAAGCCTCATCCTACCGAAGTCGGCCGCCACGTCTCTTGTGGGTGCCGCCAGTCGATCCCGGCCAAGAGATAACCGAGCTGCGCCGACGAGATCGTCACAACGCCCTCCGCCGGGCTCGGCCAGATGAAGCGCCCTCGTTCCAGGCGCTTCGTGAACAGACAGGCGCCCTGGCCGTCATGCCAGATGACCTTCAAAAGGTTGCCCCGGCGACCGCGGAAGCAAAACAGGTGGCCGCCAAGCGGGTCGCGATGCAGGATCTCCTGAACCTGCATCGCAAGCGACGGAAAGCCCTTGCGCATGTCGGTATGGCCGGTCGCGAGCCATACCCGCACGCCGGCAGGCAACGGGATCATCGCGGCCGTCCATCCGTCAGCGCCACCACGACTGCGCTCAGCGTCGCCGCGTCAACCGCGCCCGTGATCCGCATCCGCGCCCCGGCCGCGAACTCAATCTCGATCGCACCGCAGGTCCCGGAGGGCGCCGTCGACGGTTGCCGGTCCGGCGCAATGGAGACCGCCGCAAAACCGACCTCGTCAGCTTGCCGCGGCATCGGCCCAGGCTCGAAAGCAAAGGCGCCTGTGCGTGCCTGCCGTCGCCAGGCCGTGATCAGATTACGGTGAACATCATGTCGTCGAGCAACCTCGACAACACTGGCCCCAGGCGCCAGACTCTCCTCCACGATCCGAAGCTTCTCGGCACTCGTCCACCGCCGTCGCCGCTCTGGACCGGAAAGAACCGTAACTGTTGTCACGTTTGCTCATTTGTTTGCAAATTAATGAGCAAACCATCTCACGCTCGAACCCGATCCGGGAAGGCGGCCTCTACCGGAGGCTTACCGGACAACTGCTGTTCTGCAAATTATTTTGAGAAGCACTCAACCGCGGAGGATGCGGCGGAGGCGCCTATTTCGGACCTAAAAAGACCCACGGCGGCAATAGTCTTTGCGGTGTGGGGTTGCCGCTCGATGCCCCAAGCGCCCCTTGTTGAGGCAGCGTCGGATTGGCGGGATCGACACCAGCCATCGAAGCTATCCAGCCAGCTAAGTCGCTTGGCGGCGGGTGTGAATGTGCGGGGCCACCGAGCGGCGGCACTAGGTTGCTCCAGGGGCCTGCGCCTGGCCGGCCGCCGTTTGATCCAGATACATAAGATGTTCTTTGACCGCGGCAGGCGGAGCAGCGGTAAAGCTCGGCAATAGTCCTGGAGGTGCGAGCGGCACTCAACTGCGGGGCCCAAATACGAGCGCGCGCAGCGAGTAGTCAGCGGACAGCACGTCGAGACCATAGTGAGACATTTTGCTTTTTAGGCTATTCGCATCGGACGCGAGCTTTTCCAGCTCGTAAACACCGGGCGCCATGGACCGGTTGTCGATGATCTGGTGCATAATGGGAAACATACCGGGATGATAATATTTCCCTGGTCCTTCTCCCATGTACCACGACATATCCACATCGACTGGCTCAGGCGGTCCGGCGACCGGTGTCGGCGTGCCCGACGCCTGTCGGCTTCTTGTAATGATCAACAAAGTCCCGGGCCGACCAGTGCTGCCCATTTCTCAACCTGACCTCATTTGTGCCATCTCATTCCTTTCGATCCGCTACATCCTTGTATGACGAATCGTGAGAAATCTGACCGCAGTTCGACATCTCGACAAATATCGTACGGCGATTGTATTTGTCTGTCGCCTTTGCGGTGAGATAGACGCTCCACACGATAACGCCAAAGCCGTTTCGGGCTCGCGTGGCGCTACAGCAATTCTCGATTTCAACAAGTGACTCTACAAACTCGTGCGCGCTGCCAAAAGAATCAGAGCTGAAGAACCTGTCTTTGACGACCTTCTTCTTGGCGACATCGATGGCATCCGGTTCAGACTGAATCGAGTGATCTTCAACCGGGCAGAAGTTGTTCGTGCGAAAGGCAAATTCGACGCACCAGAGAATCAGCGATAGCAACAAGAAAGAACGAAATTCCTTGCACGAAATATCTTTCTCATCCGGCTTTTCTTCAGTTTTGGTACTCCGATATTATCCGGCTAGTCAGAATATCTCTCGTCTGTTTCTCCCAATTGTCTCGTATACTTTTGGGAGAATCTGTGCAGATGCGCTTGCCTAACGCCGACCCGATTTCCGCGCGTGATAGAGCGCCACCGCATCCTTGATATCGCCCGAGCTCGAAAGTTTGGCGCTGAGCGTTCGCAGGTCCGCGTGCTGCCGTTCCGCCTGCGAGCGGGCAACGCCAGGCCGAACCACCGGCGGCAACTGCTTTGCCGCAGCAACATCCCTGGCTTTCATCATCAACCGATATTTTCCGGCGTCATACATCATTCGCTGAAAGACCGCGTTTCTCATCAGCGGCTCGCTATGAAGCAGCCGGCCCAGCTCGGCAGGTTCGACGCCGCTTGCCTTGGCAGACGCCAGGATCTCGGCGCCAACGGCCGCCTGCGTTTCCCTGGACTCTCCCTTCATCATGGTTTCAAACCGGGCGTCTTCGGACCGCGCGTAATTCTCGAAATTCTGCCGGCTTACCTGAGCTTGCCGGATGTTCTCCACGCGCTGCTGGGCAAACAGATGCTCGGTCGCTTCTATCATCGTCTTGACGCGCTCGAACTTCGCGGGATCGTCCACCGAAAGCCGCTCGAGAGCACCCGGCAGATCCTGCCGAGCAACGCTTGCGAGTTCAGGGAACTGGCTGAGAAAGCTCACCTGCGCAATCTGCGTCGCCGCAGCTAGTCCTTCCATATAGGTTTGTCGGACCTTTTCGACCTCCCCGAATTGCTCTTCGATTGCGTGCCGCACTTGCGGGTGCTGCAGCGCCTTTTGAAGCTCAGGATCGAGGGAAGACGCCGGGTCGGCTCCCGCGTCAGGCCCCTTGTTTGTCCCCTCTCCTGATTCTTCCTCGCCAGGCGCGTTCTCATCGGCTCGATCGTGCGGAGGCTCGAAGCCGTAAAGCTCGGCGACGGCCGGATCATTGGCAAGGGCCTCCGCGCGCATCGCGTCTACCCGCGCTGCCAGCGATTTCGAGGATTCCGCTTCGGCGGCAAGCTTCTCCAGCGCCGTCGCATCGGCATAGTCGCGGCTGGCCCTCGCCAGCGTAACTGCTTCATTCGCCGGTGCCGGTTCACCGTCCGGGCCGGTATATCCGCGAACGACCGTCTCGTCAGGCGGTTCAGCGCGTTGCGCAGCCGCCTCGCGCAATGAAGCGGCCCCACTGTCGATCGTCTCGCGATCTTCCTCGGCTTGAGGATCCGGCATCGGCAGATAGCCGGCATTTGCGAGATCGTAGGCGGCGCCGGTCAGCGCAGAATCGGGGTTGATTGTCATGATTTGCTCTCTGAATTATCGGGTTGGTGACGATGGCCGCCGACCTGGACATTTCTCACGACGCGACAATGTCGCCCGGATAGCCGGAAACGCCCCTGAAAGGCGTGGATCAGCCAAGCTCGTGCATTCTTCGAGAGGCTTCGGTAGCGGCGCGATAATCCACCGCCTTGTAGCCATTGATCTCAATCACCGCGTGAGGCGCAGTCTTCTCTACGTCCTGGGCCATCAGCCCGATGTGATAGGCCGGCGCGCCCTTGTAGCGATAACCGTAGACCGGCGTACCGTCGAACAGCGTTCCGACCGGCGCAATATCTTCCTTTAGTTGACGGTCAGACCAATTCATCAGTCCCATCAGGCCGCTTCCCCCCTTTGCACCGCCTTGTCCGAACGTCGACGTTCCAAGCAGGTTGTTGATGCCGCCGGCAATGGTGGCAAACTGCTGTGCGCCGGACATCTGCTCGGTCTTGGTGCTGGTTCCGCTGGTTTGATTGCCAAGTCCGGCGATTGGAACACCGATCTGGGCCAGCAGTCCAAGCGCCTGGACGGGAATGCCGCGACGCTGCGCTTCGGCGGCCAGTGTGGCGTTGGCGCCGTAGTTCTGCGCATCGAGTGCCGATTGCGCCGCGCTTACACCCTGTCCCTGATTGGCTAGATAGTTCTGCCGCAACCCGGACAACGCGCCGGCCGTCGTGTTGCCGGCATTGTAGACCGCGTTGGCGGCAGCGAGCTGGTTGGCGACATCCTGATTGTATTGCGCGGCGATCACCGGCGCTTGCCCTGCGGCGACGCCGCGCCCGTAGGCCATCAGATTGGCGCCGCTGAGATCGCGGCCGGCGGCGGCAAACTGGCCGTTCACGGAATTGGCGACATCGTCCCGGATCTGCGCGAGCTGCGCCGCGAGCGCCGGATTGCTGCCGACCATGCTCCCATTGGCATAGGGTGCGAGCTGGCTCCTGAATGCGTCCAGATTATCTCGCAGATTGCCGGCCTGTGCTTCGGCGCCCCCACCGCTCAACAGCGACCGCGCATAGTCGCCAATCTGACCGGCGTAAGGGTTGCCCTTCGCCGCATTACTTTCCAAGGTATCGATCGCGCCGGTCTCCGCGGCCGTCAGGCCGGTGTTGTTCAGGCCCGTGTTGAGTTGCGCAAGGATACCCTGCAGCAGCGGCTGCGCGGCAGCCCACGGCGCGGTTTGCGACTGCTGGGTCTGTGTCGAGGACGATTGTCCGCCCATCAGATGTGCTCCTCTTTGGTCTTTTGGTGAACGAGATCAGGCATACGCAACCGTTCGTCGCCCGCGATGTACGGTGCTGACAGGCTTTTCAATCACTGAGATTATATTGTCAGAAGATGAGTTACAGCCGCCCGGATCGGCTATCGGCAAATGTATTGTTTACATCGTCGCCCATCTACATTCGCACCAACCGACGTACGGGCTGCGCAGAATGCATCGAGATTGTCTGCGTCGATGCCAGTCGCGGACGCCGCTGGGAGCGGACACCGGCCCGAGCTTCGCCCCGGATCGCTTCTTCGAGCAGGCCGAGCAAACCGCGAGCCGGATCCGAGCTTTCAACCAAATCCGAGTTATCCCCGGGAGGATCTGCTTCAGGCACCAGGAGCCTTGGTTGCGGCAAAGGTGCCGGATTCGGAAACGGATTCGGACCAGGATCGGGCAGAGGCCGTAGATTGCGGATCCAAAACGGCGGCGATTGGTCGGCCTCCGGCACTCCACGAATGAGCGGATCCCATAACTTGAAATCAGGCCGCATGGGCGGCTGCTCCGGTTGAATCCAGGTGGGGAGTCGAGGTTCTGAGTTGCTCCCGAGGCCGGGTACTATTGCCGGGCTCAGCCACTCCAGGCTGCCTGACCAAGGCAAAGAGTCGCGAAAATCACGCGCCATGTTCTCTCCATTGACTTGGAATAGCGGCTCGCACGCAGCCTTGTAAGGGATTGAGATTTAAGGAACGTGGATTGCTGCTCGAGGCGATCCCTCGTTCAAGGGCAGCTGGCGGCTTTCAATTCCAGTTCTTGACGCAACTACGGATCATAAATCACGCGAGCCCGCAGTCGCATTGCCAACGCATCTACTTCGTCCTGGCTCTGCGGATAGGCCTCATAATAAATCTGGGTTTTGATCTGACCCGCATGGTATCGCGGATTCCAGGTCCACATCAGGTTCGCCGGATAGTCTCCGATCCCTCCAAACTTATTCTGCAGGATCCTTCTCACAATAATGCTCTGCGGAGGGGCTTCGAACGTACGGTCGATCGCTCTTAGCCCGTAAAACCGTCTGTGCAACTCTTTATAGTGCTCGTACGAGCTGCGGAATCCGGCCGGCGCATGGGCACAAACATCCTTGTCGAGACGCCTTGGTCCTCCGTCCATTGCTTGCCGCAACAACGGGCAAAGGTAAGGAGCAACAGGGGAATGCCACGCGACAAGCGTATTCTTCACCACGAACGCTTTCATCGAAGCGACAAGCAGAAAACTGGCGCAGGCCGATAGACAGTAGTCGTAGACCACGACCGTCGCATTCCGCTCCAGTAATGCCTCCGCGAGGCGAATTGCAGATAGCAGGTTACCGCCGACGCTTCGCACCACGGCGAGCCCGCTATCTTGAAGGCGGTCAATGAGCGATATGTCAAGATCAGGAACAATCTCGCCGTCGAAACACAGCACGCGTTGGTCGAGGTCGAGCGCCATCGGACGCTTGACACTACCTCGGCAAAATTCGACGGCGCGAGTGTAAATCCCCCTCTCCGCCTCCGACACCTCGGCCAGGGACGGCGCCGTGCCCAATCCAGCCCACGACACAAGGCATATGGCCACAAGATATCGCATGCGAAGAAGCAGGCCTTGAGCCTTCCATCTCTGGAAGCACTGCCGCTGAAGCCAGCGTGCAATTCCACCACGCCCAACCGATTGGCTTCGGCCGCAGACCCAATCAACTCTCCCGCTCGACATGATGACGCCTGCCCCTGAACTCAAAGCCCCCGAAATCCTCGTGGCCGGATGGGCCGTCGCAAACGACGCCTCAGGTCATGATGCCGCCGCACGGATCCCCCGACCCAGGAAAAGAGTGGTCGCTGTCACGCTCAGATTTGCCAAAACTTGAATGCTGGTCTCCTTGAAAACCAGCCATACGCCGCTTGGCGTAATCGTTCCGTTGATCCAGTCGCAGACATTGTTGAAGCAAGAAGTGGAATGCGAACTCTGCTCTGCGGTAATCCAGAGACCCGCCATTGCGATGGCAAACAGCACGCTTGTAACGATAACCGTGACGACGCGTCGTAGTGGCACCGCCAATGGCGTTGCGAAGCCAGACACCAGCCCGAGAATAAAAATGTGAAGCGCTGACAACTTGAGAACAATCGGAATCAAAAAGATATTGAAGCTGACGGCAAAGGCGTATGCGGACCGTACGAAGAGATCCATTCCGATAAGCATCACCCACTGGATTGGTGAAAAATTCATCCGACCGCCCGCTTCGCCCTGAATCGGATGAGCCGTTGAAATCGAAGCCGCGCAACGCCCGTGGTTCGGACAAATTGCTCCCGGCAACCAGCCCAATCAGTTCTCCAAAGCGACATCGCCGTGCTCACCACTGCCGATGGCATTTAGTTAAAACGTCATCTGGAACGCGAAATAGAACAAATAAAGAACATTGTCAACCCTATATCTTGTCCAGTAGATAATGCGGTGAGGTAGGCTTGTGAAAGGCTGGCTGCACTGGGGAAGGTCTAGTTGCTAACGCGCAATGCAGCGCTCACCGAAGTTGACGCTTCTCATCCACCCAATTTCTTATCCATGATGACGTGTTTCTGCTCGTATCCATTGAGCACACGCAGCCAACCCTTGCGGCCATAGATGCGCATTCGCGCGCAGCCCTCACGCCGCGCGTAATCTTCGATCTGTCCGAGCAGGGGAAGCCAGCGCGTCATGTCGCGCCCGCCGCATACTGTGATGATGCAAACCTTGCCGAACCCGGAGTTGATCAGAATGGTCGCCGCTGCGGACTCGATCGCCCGCCCGCCCCACGCCACCCACAGCAAGCTGCGGGCGGCAAGAATATCGGCCTCGACCTCCGAGAAAGCGTTGAGCCCGGTGCGGCGGCAGGCGGCCTTCAGCAATGACCTAACATGTGGCCAAACCTCGCCGACCCGTCTCGGGTCGACGCAAACAAGCTGAGCCGCAGGCGCCATCTTCCATTCCGTCAGAGTTCGCCATCACTGAATTGCCGAAGCCAACTCGCCAGGGTGGCCTGGCCCGGACGCGAGACTTGCGGGAGCGCGGGGTTGGCCGGACGGCGTGTGAGTTGCCGATACGATTGAGGCATCGCTACAGCCCCGGCATTTGGCAAATTCACCCCTCGGTGCTGCGCTCAACAGAACTCTCACCTTGTATAAAATAACAGCAATCGAGCCTGCGTGAGATACGAATGGTAGCAACACGGTATCCGGGGCGCCGAAATCTTATACTTACTTCAAAGTCGAATCTGTCCGGTTTCAGGGTGCAATATTCACTGTAGTCGCATTCAGCAGTCATTCCTGTTTCATTTTGTCGCCAGCATCAAATACCCAAGAAGAGACGACGTAGTCGCCCGCACCGTGACATCGTGCTCGTGACAGCCATTGCAACAAGTGCGCAGCACATGGATCAGATGCAAGACACACAAAAATCCAAAGGCTCTACACGCTCTGCGCGCATTTATACTTTGACTACTTGAATAAGTAGAGAACTATGTCAATGCGAATAACGAGGCTCTGCGTCTAGAACCCTTATCGTCGGCTGTCACGCCGCGTCGTCGGGAGGCTCAAATCTCGGTGGCTCATCGTTTGACGTGTCCCCCGCGCGCTTTGGCCGAAATTCGTTGTAGCGATCCAGCACATTCTTGCGGATGAGACCTGGCGGCGCGCGGTCGACAAAATCTCGTTCACGCCCGATGTCGGGGATTCCTTTCACGATCTGCAGCGACATGATCTCTTCAAGAACATCGGAGAGTTCATCGCCTCGACGGAGTTTCAGTAGTATTCGCGCCTTGTTGCCGAGAGCTTCCCTTCGGAAAAAGCCAGTGCGACGTGCCCGCTGAAGCGCCGAATTGATGCATTCGAGCGCTTTTTCATAATCTTCGAAGCAATAGATATAAGTTGTCGCCTTGCTCATCGGCGAACGGACGTCATCCGGGTATCGCTCCATCATCTGATCCAACATCTGGACGGCTTCAGTATATCGTTCAGCTTCGCGCAAAAGCTGGGTTAGTTGCAGAGCGAGTACGTAATGATCCTCCTCGTCCACCTTCTCCAAACTGTCCGAAATCGTACGGATGGCAGCATCAATCGTGAGGGTCCGCCTCAGATGCTCGACCCAGTCATACAGTTCGTAAATCGAATCACGCGACTTAATGGTGACTACCTCGCATTCCGCCGCAGAGTATCCAAAGGATGGCGCAGAATGGGAAACGATGTCAATTAGGACGTAGAATAGAAAACGCTCGTTGCTGTTGCGAAAAGCCCAGAAAGGATCGCGCCATCTTGCCCACAGTTCTAGATTTGGTGACGCTCACTTGCGCTTGGAGCCAGGCATTCGCCGGTAGTTAATCCACGTTTCTTCGTCACCGGGCTGTTCATCAGTACCCGGTCGCCATCGACCTGGACCACTCGGGTTCGGTTCTCCATTTTTGTAGCATTGGATCCATCTGCCTTTTGCCCGCTCCACACATCCATTATAGTAGTCCCGATTGGCGGACCTCCCTTTATAGGTTTGCAACTACGCATCTCTTCTGCCAGTTCATCATCACACATATCCTTGTGACTACGTCCAGAACTGTTACTGCCTCCACCATCCCCGCCTCCGCCTTTGTTGCCCCCACCGCTTCTCCCTCCTCCGCCACCAGTTGTATCCCGGCTACCACCGCTCGACGTGTCGGGCGTTAAATCCGACGGCTCAGTGCTCTCCGAGTCTGAGATTTGCGGTTTAGGAATGCGTAGCAGGAAGTCAGGAATGTCCAGAGAGTGGGTAGCAGCCGAGCCAGTCGCTTCCAAGGCCGGCAACACAGGCAACCGTGAAAGCTGCCTGAAGTTTGGATCTTCCACCGGCGATGACAATCTAGGCCTGACGCCGTGAGCCTGCCGCTCCATCGCATCAAGTTCTCGCAGGGGCGCAGGCATGCCTCGATAGGGAGTGCTGCCGATGGCCGGCGGAGGAACGCCAGGTACCGAACCGCTAGATGACGGCAATCCGCCGGAATCCGCTCGGAAGCGATTTAGCGACGGCGGAACTGTGGGGCCAGGTATATTAGCGGTGCCGGGACCGTAAAAATAGCGCGGGGCGTCACGTTCGAGTGCTCGAGGGACGGCCCGGCCCGCAGCATCGAGAGCAGTTCTTCCGAATCGTAACGCTCCAGGACCGAAAGTTGACGCAGCATCAAACGCGCCAGCTATTCCACGATCACGTGCCTGGTGAAACTGAACGCTTCTTCTTCCGTTGAAGGGGGAACACCTGTTGCGGCAATAGAGCCGTTCACGGCATTCTCCATGCTCCTCAGAATCGAGCTCAGCATTGTAATCACGGTTTCGGGGTGCGGTGTCGCCATGGACTTCTCCAAAATAAATAAATTGGCGGCTTCGTTGCCGGCGTTGTCATGTTTTGAGATTGACAAACTTCCTCTCTGCGCCGACGGGCAAGACGCAAGTCGACGCCCGGCGGGACAGGCTCACCGGTGACTAGAATGTTGAAGTGTCCGGGTGGCACCCGGCTGGTTTTCGCTAGCCTAAGAGCGCGTACAGAAACGTTCGCCCCGTCGTCGCCGAGTTTGCATGCGTGATCGTGAACGATCCATTCGTCACCGCGCTCACATACAACGTGCCACTGCCCACCTCGGCCGCCGCGCTGGCCGAAGCCGGCGTCAGGATCGGCGTCGATCCCTGCGAGCAATTCGCTGTCGTTACCGTTGTCGTCGCGGACCCCGTCGCCAGCGATACGCTGCCCACCGCGTTCGAGCGTCCGGCCGCCAGGTTCTGCAGGGCGAGCACGATCTTCTTCAGGTCGGTCTCGGTGATCCCGGGCACATAGGCCGTCACAGCGTGCCTCCTGTCGTCAGGTCGGGCACCACGCCGGCGCAGAATGTCCAGGACGTTTCGGCCGGAATGCGCACCTTGAATCGCGAATAGCGCGTGTCGCGCATAAAATCGCAGCGGCCGGTTCGGGCGTTGACCGGCACTTCTCCGCCCCCAGCCACTGGTGCCGACGGCGCGTCGCGATAGGAGACCGAACCGTACAGCGTTGCCGCATCGGTGACGGGCCGAAAGCCACGAATGATGAGGCGGTTTTCGTCCGTGCCTTGTTCGGCGCTCTCGATGGTCGCTTCCAGATTGCCGCCCCGGAAGAAGCCGAGGGCGTGCGAGCCGTTGAATTCGCCGATCTCGGGCTGCACCGCCGTCGCATAAGCATCCAGGCTCAACGTCAGCGCATCCAGCGACACGGAGATGCTGTCGAGATTTTCGAGCGTAAGGCCTGTTTGCGAAACGCCCAGCAGATATTCGCCGGACACCGACACCGGAAAGAACCGGTCCAGCAGGAAGTCATAGCCGAGCAGCTTGTCGTAGACGGTGCCGACGGCGCCGGACACCGACTTGTACGCCCAGTACACCCGCGTGCCTCGCGGATCGGCGGCACCAATGAAAAGCTGCAAATTGCCCTTGTCGAGATCGGCCAGAAACGTGCGATCGACCTTTTCCCGGCCGATCTGCTCCGGCACGCCGCCAGGTTCGATCTTGTGAAAGCCCTGTCCGGCATAGAAGAAGATTTTTTCACCCGCTCGGACGATGGAATACGGCGCGTAAAGGCCCTTGTCTTGCGTGATGCGATCGATCTGAAAAATCAGCGGAGACCCCGGCACATACGACATGCGCCGGATCGCCTGGTCCTGAAAGACGATCCCATACTCGCCGCCGGCGACGCCGCGAACGACACCGCCGTCGGGAAAGTCCTGATAGTCCGATGAATTGACGCCGCTGGTCCACGTCGTCGTCGCATTCAAACCGGACCAGTGAATCCGGTATTGGTTGGACAGGAGGCCGGACAGCACCAGGAAGCGGCCAACCACGGAGATGTAGGCTGCTTGAGGCGGAGAACCGCCACAATCGGCAAAGGTGCTGGAAGAAGACAAATCATAGACCTGGAGCGCAGTGTTTGCATGCGTTGCAAACACCAGGTTGCCGAATTGCGCAAATTGCCAATTGGCCGCCTGCCCGCCGAAGGTGGGAGCGATATAAGTCCCGCCCGCCTTTGAAACGTCCACCCAGCTGAAATCGGTATTGTTGAGTCTGTAGAGTTTGCCGGCCGTGCCGGCAAAGGTGATCACCGTTCCATCCGACTTCATCGCATAGAACGCGCCACGGCAGGCGGACGGCAGGGCCGTCGTATAGGTCGACAGGCCCGGGAACGGGCCATAGCCGTCGCCGCGCGGAATCACGTTACGAATGTTCCTTGTTGCCTGGCCTTCGTAATCGCTGACGTCGGGGCGATACTCGCCGAATGGAATGAGCGGCATTATTCGGTTGTCCAGTTCTCGGATTGCTTGGCTGCCAGCGCCCATGACGGGGGTCGCGTCGTCTGCGTTGACCATGTTTCCGTCACCGGTGTACTCGGCACCCAGGCCTCGCTTTCACTCGTTTCGCTCGTCCAGTCATCGGTATCGAACGGACGGGGAAACCAGGCCTCGAAGTCGCGTGTGTAGCTCGCGTCAGATCCGGCGACGGCATAAGACCCTGCACTTAAACCGATCGATGGTCCGAACCGAACGCTCTGGCCCGAGATTGAGAAGCTCGCGGCGGATGACAGCATTTTTGCTGCAATCGTAGCAGCGTTGGCGGCAACGGAATGGCTACGAGGGTCGGCCAGGAGCCGCACCGGAAATGTCGCCGCCACGCCGGCCACCAGGAAAGCGCCCGGCGAGGCAGCGAGCGCGGTTCGAAGGATCGCCGCGTTGCCCGCCATCACAAATCCGGCTACGCTGCCGACTTGTGCCGCCTTGAAAGCGGCGATCTGTCCCGCAACCGCGTATGTACCTGGAGCGGCGGTCAGAACGGTGTTGGAAGCAACAATGCGGTAAAGTTGCCCGAGCGCAAGGCGCCCGGATGCGTCAAAGCCAAGCAGCGACATGGTCAGCTCGGGATGCCGATCGCTCGCGCGATGGCGTCGGCGCGCGCGTCGCCAAGGGCTTGCGCCATTCCGCTCCACCCCCGCTTGAACCGATCTGAAGAAACCGCAATGGGTGCATCGCCCTGCGCGAGCAGCGAGGCCCACAACAGGCCAAGCGTCGCGCTCGACGCAGTCGCCTGCAGGATGTTGATGTAATCGCTCGCCGTCAGCTGAGACAGCAGATCCCGCGCAAGGAACGTGACGCCGGCCCGTGCCAGCGCGTCGGTGTCCACGGCTTCGATCTCTGCTTTGGTCGGCTTTGACACATCCTGTCGCTTCCAGGCTGAAATGAACGGCCCTTCGCCGTCGTTCAAATCGGCCAGCTCGAAATCGATCTGGAGGCGCAAGCCGGGCCGCAGGCTCTCCACCGCGCGGAGAATTTGGGCGGGATTGTAAGCCATCAACGGGCTCTCCTGTAACGCAACTCGCTCGAGTGGTTCAGCACGTTCGTAAATGTTGCGACAAAGACAAGAAAGACCGTCGTCGTGGCAGCGAGCGACATTCGGAAAGGACCTGCCGCGACGGTCATGAATGGATCGCTTATTCCGCCGGCATTCCGAATCTGGTTGAAACGGTCCGGCGTGCTCGAGTTCTGGGTTGCCGAGACCGTGCTGATCGACATTGTTAAATTCGTCATCGTGGTTGCGCCACCGCCGGAGATGAAGGTGTGCCCAAATACTTCCCAATCGCCCGCCGGGATCGAAATTGACACCAGGTTGATGGTCACTCCGTTGGTGAGCGCTCCAGTTCCGGTCACAAAATTAAACTCGCCGATTTCGCCGGCGGCCGCTGAGCCGTTGGATACCTCGCCTGGAATGTGCCCATCGGCCATGCCGATGTTCGTCCGAATCTGCGATTTCTGTCCCGACGTGAAGTTGTTGGCCTCATCGATCGCGATCAGGTCTTCCTTGAGCGCTACGATGGCAACCTGCGGCACGGTGGAGAAATTGATTTTCGACGTGCTGCCCGACGAGTTGGACAGCACCGTGGTGCGGGCGAGAACGCCGGTGGCGGTGTTGTACGCGCCCTCGCCCATCTCCCATTGGCTGAGATCGAGGCTCTCGGCGCGGTATTTGTAGAGCCGGCCGTTTGCGACATTCGCCGCGGCGGGACTTTGGTAACCTGTGACGGCCGACGAATAGGTCCAGTCCGTGGTGCCGCCGGCGGTCGGGTTGAAGCGACACACGTTGAGAAAAGCTGCCATGTCAGGTAATCGTCAAGATGCCGTTCGTCTGGTCGATGTCGACCGTGAACGTGTTGCCGTTGGTCAGCGTGATCGCGGTGCCGTAGTCCCACCATCCGATCAGCGGTTTTGTCGGCGACGTGAAATTGTACAGCACGGCGTACTGAAACGGTCCGATCGATGCGCCGGACGCCGTCCACGCCGGGTCGCTTCCACCGGTAAATTTGAACGTGCCGGCGGTCTGGGCTCCGGTGATGGTGCCCACGCTCACGCCGCCCGCGGTGTAGCCGTTCGCGGTCGCGAGGTCAGCCGGCGTGTTGTAGACCGTGTTCGTTGCGACCGGCGTCGTGTTGGTCAGGTACACCCGGTAGACATGCGACGTACCGGTTTTCATGTCGTGCAAGGCATTCGCGACGTCGAGCACGAAGCAATTGAACTTGTTGAACGCAGCCATTTTTGATGAACTCCCTAGACAACCTGGCCGGAGAGATGAACCGCCATCGGGCCGGCGTTGAAGGTCGACGTCAGTCCGAGATTGTTGAGGTCGTTCAGCGCACTCGAGAAGCCGAGCCCCCAGGTCTGGATCCGGCTGTCCTCCTTGATATACGGCGCGGACTCCAGCAATGCGCCGTAGAGATAGAGATCCGGCGCGAGCGTCAGCAACCAGTTCGGATCATTGACCGCGAGCGGGGGTAGTTTCCGGCGGTACACCATCTCGACCGTATGAGCGGTGTCCGGCGTCGGCGCCAGTTCGATCTCGTCTCCGAACACCGTGAAATATCGCGGCTGTCCTGCGACATCGCGGATCCCGAACCGGTACTCGTCGAGCTGAGTGCCTGACTTGAAGGAGAGACAGGGCTTCCCCGCCACGCTCGATAGCCGCACCCGCCGCATCGACTGAAAGTCCGCCGGCAACGAGATGAATTCCGGTTCGCTGGAGCCGAGATTGACAATCGCGGTGGCGCGTTGCTCCATCTGTCGAACGAAAAGTTGCCGGTTGAATTTCGCTTCCGCCAGCTGAATAAAAGTTGGAATCCTCGAAATCAGCGTGGCATCCTGGTCTCGCGCCAGATATTCAATCACCGCCGATTGCAGCGATGCATAATCCACGATCTGCGTCATGGCAGCCTCGCTGACCAGCCGGCCTGCAGTTTCGGCCTGTCGGTGCGCAGATAGGCCCACTCCGGATCTTCGAGTTTCCGCTGCACGATCAGGTCGAACTCCGGCGTGAACATCCGCACGCCGGTGTTGCCCTTCGCGTGTTCCTCATCGAGCCATTTCACATAGATGACATTGGGGATGCGCGCGACGTGACGCGCCCAATCGCTGCGCTGCTCGTCTTGCCGGGCCCGGTTGTTCCAGCGCAGGACCGGCTCGACATCCTGGATGTGCTCGATTGCAAGGTCCTTGCCGTTGCTATCGAAATGTGGCCGCACCATCATGCCGTCCATCAGGACATCTCCGTGACCCAGAGTGTGCCCGCGGTCGCGGTCACCTGCCCGTTGGTGGCGGCCTTGATTGCAGATATCCGCTGTCCCGGACTGACGATGACATATTCGATGATGTTCGCCGGCAAAAAGGTGTCGGCGGTCGTTGCGGTCTGTACGCCGTCGCCGATCCGGTAATGGCAGGCAGAATTCGCAGCCAGGCGGACCTGGTAAGTTCCCGCGCTGAAGGCGTTGGCTATCCCGACGCTGGCATCGTAGGCGATGGTCTGGCTCGCGCCGACGCGCGAGGCATGATGTTTTGGAAAGAACGACATCAGGCGGCCCTCACGGAAATCGAGAGGTGCATCGGCACCGATGTACCCGATGCGCCGGATGGCGTCAGCACAATGACGTCGTCCTCATTGAGATAGATGGGCGACGGCGGCGTTACCGAAAACAACTGACCGGCAGCGGAGCCGGCTTGCGTCACGGTGAATGTGGTAAGCGTGGTCGCATTTGCCGCGACCGTGACGGTGCCGTCCGCGGTCGTAATGGCGGCGCCGAGAATACCGGCCGCCTTGAGCAACCGGCAACGAAACGGCACGCGAATGTAGGCGGCAACGGGCGACGTGCCGCACGACGGCGTGTAGGCCGTCAGGTCGGTGGTGTTGAATGTACGATTGCCTGGAAGCGGCATGTCACGAGTCTCCAAGGGGATATGGGATGTACACGCCGTTTCGGACCGGCCCGTGCACGGGCCGGCCCGAACCGGCGATTCCCGGGTTCAAGCGTTCTGACGAATGGACAGCCGACGTGTCAGGTCGTGGTGTTGTCGAACACGCCGCCCGAAGCCTTCTCATTGCGCGCAACGAGGGCGTATTCCGCCAGGATCTGACGGCGATCGGAGTCGCCAGTCTTGGCAAGCGGGATCGAGGTCATGTTCCGCCCATTGAGATACGCCACCGCCCATTTTTCCATTTCCAGAACGAGAACGTCGCGCGGGCGCTGGAAGCGGTTGGCAACCACCTTGAGCTTGCCGAAATCGGATTCATACGCATCGACCGAGGCCACGATCTTCTTCGACTTCGCCTCCTCGATCGCGGAGGATCGGCCGGTGAAGGTCGAAAACACCTGCTTGTTGAAGGCGCCGGTGAAGATAACCCCCGGCTTTCCGCCGTTGGTCCAGATCGACGACAACACGGACTTCAGCCGCGCTTCGGTAAACGCGATCTGCGCGCCGGCGTCGACACGCACGCCGGTGCCGTCGCTGGGATTGGCCGGATCGGCGGGAGAGCCGGCCGTACCCTTCGACGTATTGGACGCGATCCAGGACAGGATCGACGCCGTCTTGCGCGGCGTGCTGGCGTTACCGGCCACCTTGGCCTGGTTGGTCAGGAGGATGCTTTCGATGTCGCGCTTGAGCTCGAGACCTTTGAGCATTTCCTGATAGGCCAGCTCGTTGTCGCGGCCGGCGTGATCGACGGCCTGCTGGGTGCCCGACACCTGCGCCATCTTGTAGGAGATCTGGCAGAGGTTGCCGAGCCGGACCGTCGGCGTCAGCTGGGCGGCGCTGGGATCGTCGCCTTCCAGCTGGGCGTTCGTGGTCGAGGGCTGCGCCAGCGCCTGCGTCTGCCACTCGTGGTTCACCGCGGTCGCCTTTTCCTTCTCGGCGCCGCTCATGAACGGAGTATCGGTGGGGTCGATGCGATAGATCATGTCGCTGAGGTCTTCGCGGTTACCGACCGCGGAATAGGTGGTGAAGGTATTGGTGGGAAGAGCCATCTGCTGGTCCTTGTGATACTCGGTGCAGCACATGCCATGCGGCGCGTCGCACGTCAGTGCGATACGCCAGGCAAGGACGACATCCGGTCTTGATTTTCTTTCTGGTGGATCAGATCTCGGACCGCGCGATGGCGCGGAAGCCTGGCTTCCGGTTCGGCTTGCGAGACGTTTTGGCCGGGCGCCAGCGCATTGCGCAGGGTCGGCGTATTGATCGGTGAGTTCGGCGCACCGCGCCCACACTCTCGAGGCGGCTGCGATGAGAATTTGCGGATGCAGCAACAATATCCGCCGACATCCGAATCAAAAAGCCCGCAGACAGTCTTCCGTCCGCGGGCTCAATATTCTTGCAATGATGTACATATGCCGGTGATTTGCCCGACATGTCAAGTTCGACATTGCGCAGAAGCTAAGCAAGAGCTCTGCCCGTCGATTTCAGAGACAACCAATCTCTGACCAGGATGAGGTCAAGACGGATACTGCCGATTCAGATATCGGATGTATTCATCAAGCATTGGAATCCCCGTCCCCAGCGGCTCACGTTCATCGGCAGAGTTTTCGCGGCCTGTGGAGCGATTCAGAAGATCAAAGATCGGCAGCGCAACGGCTTGGCTCGGCAACGGCTGTCCGGCAAAGAAACCGGGCGACGTCGAGATCCGTTGCAGCTGCGCGTGACTGGCATTCGCCGTAGAGTTCGATCCGTCCTCAAACGGATTCGGATAATCCGCTACAAGTCCTGCATTCGATCGAATAAACGGCACCGCCGCTGCGCCAGTGTCGAATGCCGATCCTTGGTCGACGACGCGTCTGCTGAGATATCGGCGATTGTCCTCGGCTGACGGAGGCGGCGCTGCGCTGGCCTTCGAAACCGGCCCGTTGCTTTCGTCCAGGAAGTTCGGTGCGGTATCGCCCAGCGGGAAACGCCTTGACGGCAACGCTTCCGTCGGAGGAGTCAAGCCGTTTCCGATCCATTTGAAGATACCGCCCGTGACTCTCGCAGCTCCGCTATCAGCGCCGCTGGAAGCGCGTGCGATCCCAATGTTGGGCGCGGTCGATGACGCTGCAGCATCGCTAGCGGAGTCCAGACGCCTGTATCTCTGCAGTTCACGCAATACCGGCGAGCGAAGTCTGTCCGCATCTTCCGTCGGCAAGAAACTCCGGCTTCCGGATCGATCTTCGAGCGAACCTTGGCGATCCCGCGTACGGCTATTCGATGCAGGGACTAATGCCCCGGTAGGGTACAGAGGTCGAAACGGCGAAGCGCGCGGCACCAATCGACCGCCGGTCGAGAACGGCCCTGGTTCCCCCCGGTCCATCGGTGTCGGATCGAGGAGAGAGGACGGGCCTCCAGGAGCAACCATCGAACCGCTCGGCTGAGAAGCAAACGGTATGCTTGGCCCAAAAAAAGTCGAGGCACTCTCCGACGGCGAACGTCCAACGCCGGCATCGCGATCGTGTGTCGTTGCAACATCCCGCGAGCGGCCGATAGCGTCGCCAGTCGGCGTAGTCGCACGCGGGTACGCAGCCGAATAGCGGTCGTCGAAGCTCGGAGCGGCCTCCACGGCCGCCGCCGGGGTAGCCCAAGGCGACTTCAAGGTGGCGCGCACACGGTCGGGGGTAGATGTCACGATCATGTCGCCAATCTCAAATTTCGGGCTGATCCGCTCCCACTTGACGCCATTTTTCGCGGTGCCCGAAGCACCTTTCTCAAGCGGCCATTTGTTCGAGAAATCCAGCTTCCCATCCGCGACTATCGTCTCGAAATGCAAATGCGGTAGTATCGGACTCTTGAACGAGCTTGTGCCAGAATTACCCAGCCTTCCCAGAGGATTCGAAACGCCGGCACCAATTTCCTTCTTATCCGCCTCCTTGACGTCCTGCAGATGATTGTAGGAAGTGTAAAGGTATCGTCCATCATCCAAGACTGTTTCGATGGTCAGATTGTTGCCAAATGCGGGCAACTCGCCTTGAAACACAATCCTTCCATCGATGGCCGGTTCAATCGGTTGCCCCGTCACGCCGGGAATCTCGGGCGAAAAATCTAGACCTTGATGAATGCTTTTCTTGCCCGATGAACTAGTTCGCACGTTATGGAACGTGTTACCTTTGCCAATCCGAAAATTCCTGAGTGGCGGCCTAACAATGATATCGTTCACGGCCGATCTCCGTTGTTAATCCACTTGGGCCCGGTACCGTTGTTGCGATATTCGCGGCCCACGATCGTGCTATCCTTGTTGCCCTCCATCGCGATATATTTGGCGTTGGGGCTTATTTTGATGCTCTTGATGTCATTGTCCTGAGCACCTACGCAAATCGTGTTGACGGCCTTGATCGATTCGCTGTGATAAATGTAAGCGCATGGACCAATCCGAGCCTTCAAACCCTCCTCGATCTTTGCTTGGTCCTCCGGTTGCTCGTTCATGTTCATCTCCTCGACGATCGCCACGTATTCGCCATGAAGGCTGATACTGACCATCATGAAGGAGGCCTGCCGGCGTCCGACAATCCGAGGCTCGTCAACTTCCAATGCGCCTCCGCGGAAGGCACATTCGGCGACATAGACGTCAAGTCTAAGCCTGCCGTTGATCCTGTTGACGTCAAGTTCCGCTTCGGGCTGCAGCAGAACCAGGCATCGTCTTTCATCCAGGACGACCCCCAGAATTTGGAGCGCATCCAGATTTACTCCAGCCTTGGGAACGATGGGCCAACGTTGAGCCAGCGGTTCCTTGTCCGGCGCAATTGTGAACAGGTCGACGTGTACCTTCGCGGTACCGCTATATACGGTGTAAGCAAAGTACACGACGTTCTGCTCAGGGGAGCCCGCGCGACAGCCGGGCCGTGGAGCGGGGCATCGGTAACTTCCAAGACGCTGAAAATCTGGCGACTTCAGACCGTAGACAGAAAACGAAGTCCGCGGTGAGGTCGCATACGATGTTAAGATCATCGCCCCGCTCGTCCGGTGATACGACTTTTCATCCTTGATCTGCGACCGCACCTTGGGGTCCCTCACGCTGTTCAGATCTATTCCTGCGACACCATGACCGTAGACACTGCCGTCTGGGGCCGTCGACAACCATTTCGGGTTGCCGGACATAAAAGTGAAATTAGGCGGATCCTGTTTGGGCCGACCGCCTTCAGTGACGTCAATCAGCTGGGCGAACCAAAAACGGACCTGACCGCTCGCGTAGGTACTGTCGGCCAGGATGATGTTGCCTCGGACATACGCATATTCACCGTTGCGAAGACAGTCCGCCGACAGATGATCGAGCACCGCATTGTGATACTGCAGCAATGGACGCGCGAGCTTGGTCACCATTGAAAATTTCTTGACGGATGTCTCCGCGAAATCGAGGCCTTTCTGTTTCCTCGCGGCCGACTCGGAAATCGCCGGCTGGACCAAGAGAAAGTTGTTGTCGTCACACCAAGTGATCTCCCGAACGCCCTCCTCAAATTGATTGAGGTAAAGAATGTCTCGAACCGACATTTCCGCGGCTAGAACCGTCGTCGACGGAATTAGTGCAGACAAGACGGCGAGGAAAAGCACATGAGACCGTACCGACATGAACATGTTCCCGCCCCGCCACTTGCGCGACTGTGATCTACCCCGGCTCATATGCAGCCTCTTGCGGTCGAATTGACTCGGGCACTGTCTTGAAGTCGCCGTTAGCCTCACGGAAGGTCGCATTCAATTTCACTCGACCTTCGCCATCTGAGCCGACAAAGCTCGTACCAGGTGTCGCTGCGGGAATCGGCGTTCCTGCGGGCGCCACGGCGTCGATCCCGGGATGAAATTCACGTTTTGCCGGATTCCGCGGGTCATCTCGTTCTCCAAAATTAGAACTCCATGTAAATCCTGGGCCGAATTTAGCTGCTCTGCTCATTTAGATCTCCGCGAAAGATCAACCACGAACCCCGCCGGGCAAGCATTGCGGCCCCCATCACAGCCGGTGTAGCTGGTGATCCACCCCAAAGCGACATTCTTCCCCGACGGAGACACCTTCGGCTGCACGTAAATCCCGCAGGCAATTTCGAGTTGCTCTGACCATACGGGCTCGGTTGCCTGTCTCTGGGCATGTCTTTCTCTCAAACTCTCATCATCGAGGACACCGGAAGAACACTACCTGAGATAGTACACTAGTCCGCAGTCCGGTGCACCTCTCCGTATTACAAAATCCCAAACCGCCTCCTCCGCTCCGCGACCTGCGCCAGCTCCTTCAATTCCGCCTGGGCCAGCTTGCCGTTGGCGACGACGGCATTCAGATGATCGCGAACCTTGCCGACGATGTTGATGGCGAGAAACAGTTTTTCGCGCCCGGCCACGTCTCCGATCGCCGTAGACCGCCAGGCCGAGACGTAGTCTTCCTCCAGCGTCCTGAAACAGCCTGTGAGAAGCTCGTCATCGAGCAGTTCCTGGGCACGTACCGCTTTCGAAACGGCCTGGTCGAGCCTGCTTTCGTCAGACATTCGATTGATCCTTCCCGTTCCTGGCCTGCATCTTGGCATCTCGGCTCGCGCCCGCCTCCGCCATGCCAAGTGCCGCCTCCGCTACTTCCATCTCGTGATGCGCCTGGGCGTGGTGCATCTTCTGCTGCTCGGCAGCGGTCTTCAGATGCGCGTCGAGGACCTTCATCCTGGCGTCGAGTTCGGTCTTGATCTTCGTCAGCTCGATCTCAGCTTGCATCTTGACCTGCTGGTGGATGGCGTCGGCCTGCAGTTTCTGTTGTTCGACCTGCGCCCTGTGGGCGGCGGCGAGCTGATCGGCTTGCGCTCTCGCCTGCAGCGCCAGCAGTTTTGGATCCGGCGGCGGCGCTGGAGGCGTCGGCGGCGGATGCAAGAGCTGACCCGTGAGCGGATTGACCGCGGTCGGATCGTTGAAGAAACGCCCGGGGTTCTTGTGTCCCATGATCCGTGTCAGCTCGGTCGCGGTGTTAAAAAGCTCGCGGTCGCCGACCATATGAACCTTGCCGCCGGCGAGCATTTCCTTCTGGATGTTGGCCAGCGCCATCAGCTGCGAAAACTGCTGGGCCTTTCCACCGCTGCCGAGTCCGACATTGATGGTCATGTCCTCGCGGGTCTTCCAGGCGCGCGGATCGACCGAAACCCACGCGTTGCGCAGCCGCACGGTCTGTTGCGATTGCCCGTGCTTGCGGATCGTGCCGTGCAGAAGCGCAAAGATATCGCGGACGCCTTCGGCCATGATGCGCGCGATCAGCTTGATCCGCATTTGCGAGGCCGAGAACATCTGCGCCACCGCGGTCGCCGACTGGTTCTGCAGCGCGTTGGCGTCGATGCCCTGTGATTGCCGCGACAGGCCCGTGCGCGTCTCGAGCTCGGCGTCGATATACTGCATCATCGGATAGATCGACGCGGTGATGTCGGGAACCGCCTGCCAGTTCAGCCCGCCCGGCGCCTTGGTGCGAACCACCCCGCCGGGCCGCGATACCAGCAGATCGTCGAGCGTGTTGGGGCCGGCATTGGCTTCGGCGACTTCCACCCGCGGGTTGTTGTGCAAATAGAGATTATCCAGCGCGCCGCGCTTGAGCGCCGTCTTTTCCCGCTGCAACGGCATCACCAGATCGGCGATCGAGCGGCCGAAGAAGCGATGCGTCACCGGCACCGGCGTCGTTGCCGCGAACGGAATGGCGTCGAATGGCGTGATGCATTCGCGCCCATCCTTGCGAAGGATCTCGCTTTGGCCGCCGCCCGTAATGACCTGATAGAGGCAGGGCCGGCCGTCGCCTTCATAGTCCATCCGCACATAGTGCTCGGTGATGCGGACCAGCCGCGTGGCCGTGTTCGCACTGTCGGAAGCCGCATTGAGGTGTTCGCCGGTAGTATCCCGCGCGAACGTCTCGATGTCGGTGTTCCCGGTATAGTCGTCGAGCGTCTTGATCTGCTCGTCGTCAAACCCTTCCGCGATCAGTTGGCCCTCGGTTTTGGTGACGACCTCATGGAAGCAATAGTTGCAGTCTCGAATGCTGCGCGCGCCGCGCTCGATGCCAAACTCTTCCGGCGGAACACCCATCACGCGCGCGTGCGCCAATTTCCGCGTGGTAACAATCGTGACGTCGTGAGTAACGGGCAGAGCCGCCAGCGCCGTGGCCGCGGGAGCAGATATGTTCATCATGGAGATCTCGCTTGTGAAGAGGCCGATCGTATCTGCACGAAGTATGCCCGACGACTAGAACCCGCGTTGACCATTGTTGCGCAGATATTGCTCGATGATGCCGAGCAGACCACCGGCTGGTGGCACGTTCGCATCGAAGGGTTTGAGACTGCCGTCTCTGTTCAGGAAATCCGAAAAGCGCGGAAATGGCTCAGCGGAAGGTCCACCCTGCTTTGTAAAGCTGTCGACGTGGGGCACCGGCTGCGCAGGATATATTGGAAACGGCATCAGAGCCGGCAAGATTGATACCGGAGCGTATGGACCCCGATCAGTCGACGCCGGCGGGATAAATTGCCTCCAATCCGGCAAAGCATCCTTTTTGGTCTTTGCCCGCACGTGTGCAGGATCAGAAAATGGATTTGTCAAGTTGACCCTCCTAATTGCAAGCGGTCTGCCGCAAAGTCCATGGCGCGGTCGTGGAAGGAATGATGCGTCCGGCGGCTTACGGCATGAGAAACCGCGGCGACCAACCCTCGCGGAGCACAGCCACACTTTTGCGTTCGCCTGAGGCGGCCGAAAGAAACGAGCGAAAAAGTGTCGTCATGAAAGCCAGTCTTTGCCGAGCCAGGAAGCAAAGATCACGGCCGTTCACGACCGCCAACAGACGGCAAGCGCTACTCCGCCTTGCGAACGCACTTTCGGCAAAATGGTCTCTGCGGACGGCCTGCAGACGGCGTCACGCATCTTCAGAGCCTTGCGATAACGGCCCTTGATCTCGATCAGCGCATCGGCGGACATCCGACAGGCCTGCGCTACCACCTCACAGCAAAATTCCGCCGTCGTGAATAGTACCAGGACGAGAGAACTTAAGCGTATGACGAGACTTCTGACTTCCACCAACCGCTCTCACAGTCAGCGACCGACAGACTTTGAAGGACTCCGAGCCGACGCTTGCTACGGATCGTAGATCACCCTTTTGCGCAGCCGCGGTAGTTGCAGCCGGGCTACGATTTCATCCAACTCATCCTGACTGGCCGGATAGGCCTCGTACTCAATCTTCGTCTTGAAATGGTTCAGATTTGCGGGATTCAAGGTCCATAACACGTCCGGAAACTCTCCGGTCTCTTTGACCATATTGCCGATATATCTCGAAATGTGCGGGCTGGCGGGCGGAACTTTGGATTCCGGACTGTTCGATCTTTCCAGATAAAACTGTTCCATCTCCGAGTAATATTGAGCGTAACGATCTCGAAATCCAAGAGGAAGTGGGTCGCAGAACTCGCGTGTCACTGTCCAGAAATCGCGCCGCGTCAAAGCTCTGTAAAGCGGGCAGCCAGGGAAACCGGTGCGGCTGATCTGCCACGCAACCAGCGCGCCTTTCATGACGTATGTCCGCTCTGATGCAAAAAAGAAGAAGGTCGCACAGGCCGACAAGCAATAGTCGTAGATGATCACCGTCGCTCGACGCTGCAGCAGCAGTTTCGAGAATGCGAGCGCCATCGCCCCATCACCCTCGGCACTTCGCACCACGAAAAGACCGCCTTCTGGCAGGGCCTCGATATACCTGGGATCCGTCTGCAACGCCATGATCACGCCGTCCATGCAGAGAATATTCCCGTCCGGACTCAGCATCATTGGCCGCACAACATCGCCACGACAGTATTCGACCGCGCGGTGATACCTCGCCGCATCGAGATCTTGATCGGCGCGAACGTCGGCGACGCATATGAGTCCTGACATCAGCAGGACGAAACATCGCAACGCTCCGCTCAAATATTTAGCAACCGCAATCATGATCGCTTCCAGGTTATAAGCGATCAAGTTACACGCTCCGCATGCTGCAATCAACGCTCCATCTTTCGGTTGTCATATCACCGCCTGCACAAATTCTGCAGAGATAACGTCCGGCTTGAAAGCACCGCTGTCACAAGACGGGACGCTTCACACATTGAAACCAAGCCGCGTTTTCCGATGACTGCGCATCCGAAATCCAGCGGGCTGGACTCATGGCACCGCTGCTCAGCGGTCGGGTGACGCGTTTCGCCGCAGATAGTCCTGAATGAGACCGGCCAACCCGCCAGCCGGCGCGGCACCTGATCCCAACGGATCGACCAGCGCGTTGTCGAACAGCAAGCCCGGCAGACCGCGCGGTATACTCTCCGGCGAGACTGCAAATGGCACAAGAGATGCGCCATTGTCGAAGATCGCTTCTTCGCGCTTCTGTCCGTTCGCTCGACCCGTTGCAGACGATGCCGAACCGGCGTCAGGAAAACCGTACTCGAACACGTTGTTGCGGCTGGGAACGCCGGCGACCGCGGCAGAATCGCGCACAAAAGCGCGCTTGCCTTCAGGACCGCTCGCCGGTGAAAAGAAATATTTGGTCAGGAAATCCGCGATCTGCTGCGGTGTGTAAGTTGTGGTAAAGGCCGGCGACGCATTGGGCGTTCCTATTCCGGCTTCTACGCTTGTCACCCTTGTCTTCCACGGTCGAAAAATATCGTTGTTCAGCATCGTCCCATTCAGACTTACCGACGGCAGGAAAGTCGAAACGTTACCGCTGAAGCCAGGGCCAAGTGTATCGTTCGAGGTCATTCCCTCTCTCAAAAAGACGGCGTTTAGCCCTGCCCCCGGCAATCCCCAACTGCGTGTCAGGGTAAGGCGCGGGGCAGTTGGCGCCCCGGGATTTGAAAAATAGGTTCCACCAACTCTGCCTCCAAGGAATGGCAGTGGTATGGACGCAGACCAGCCGTCCGGCCAACGCGCCTCGCGTTCTCGTGCCATATTTCGCTCCAAGGTTGAATTATTCGAAACGGGTATCTATGTTCCCCTCGTAAACATCAGCGGATGCTGTTAAGGACTGGCCGTCACGTGACCTACTTCCTTGCCGCTCTGATTGTCATTTGGGTGTGCGGCTTGCTGTTTTTTTCTGGACAGCATCTGAACGATATCCGCGTGGTACTGAACAACCTAGCGCCCGGGCCTCCCCTATCGGAAAGCCCACCGTCCCGCCCAGAGCGAAAACTGTTGATGGCCGCCGGCACCTTGCTGTTGTTTCCATCCTATCTGGAAATCATATACTTGGCCGCCATGCTCCTGCTCGCTCGGTTATTCAAATTCGATCCGACAAAATCTTACAGCCTTGTCAATATCGACCCTGCCCGTTTGAACGAAGCCGGCCGCAATCATCTCAAGAAGGCGTCGCGTCATCAATTGATCGCGCTCGCATGGGCTATCGTCGGCATGGTCCTGATCACCTGGATTTCGTATTCCAATTCATAACAGGCCACTCTAACCATTCTGCGGTCTCCGTACGATCCCGCTCGGTGCGCAGCAGAGATTTGGTTCTGACAAGTGCAGGTTCGCGCGTACCGAGGTATTGCCGCGCAGTTACGAGACATGTTCAGCGGCAAGGCGTCGGCTCAGCGATTGCGAAAATAATCCTGGAACAGGCTGAACAGCCCACCACGGGGCGGCGCCGAATTCGACAGATCGAAGCCGCCGATCTCGTCCAGCATGGCGGGCAATCCTCGCGGCGCTCGTTGCCACTCGAGAGGGCGAGCGGCAGACGACACCATGTCAAAGGCGGGCGAGAGTAGCCCGCCGCGGTTCGCTAAGCTGGAATTTGTCTGCGGTGAAGCGGTCGGCCGCCACACATCCAAGGCGCCAATTCCTTCCGGTCCCCCCATCGTCTCAGCCAAGGCCCTCCGAGCCGCTCCGTCAGGACGATCCCGCCAAGCACTTAGCCTTCATACCGGCTGCGATTCGCCGATCGGAGTCGGAACCTGACTGGAATCTGGGTACCCATACTCGAAGACGTTGTTTCGGCTTGGAACGCCGGCCGCGGCCGCGGGGTCCCGGACGAACTCTTTCTTCACCGGGCCTCTTGGTGGCAAACGGTGGTAGTTCTCCCAATGAGGACGGTCCGAGTCATAGAGGGCCCACGCGTCTGCATAATCATTGAGGTAAAGTCTCGCTTTATCCGATCCGCGTAGACCTCTGGTCCATTTGGCTCGTCAGCGCCGGCGATCTTATTGGCGACGATCGTACCGCCGATCCTCTTTGCCGCTTCGCGCGCTAAAAATTCTACATCGATCCTCTCCATCCCCTTTGAATTTACGTATCCACGATCTCAATGCAGGACGCAGACGAAGAACGTTCGACAGCCGAACTGCTGAGCAAGCTCTGCTCGCCCAAATTGGCTCACGGAAGGAAACGATCAAAGGCTTCCTCTGATCAGCAGAGCTAGCCCAAACGCCACGATCAGGCAAATCAGGACACCTATGACGCCCCCGGTTGTCGATTCGATCTCGACTCGCCCCCGTTCATCACGACGACAACCAATCAAATTGAACTTGCCTGCAGGAGCAGCAAGAGGAGCAACGTGAACTTTCCCGAACGAGAATATCGGCAGCGCCAATCGTGCTACCGTGTAGCCAACCATTTCGAGCAGTATCTGAAGCACAATCTCCATGCAGTACTCTGCAAGCTCACCCGACTTCGTCAAAGCTACATACATCAAGGATGACAATCAACAATGCATCTTTGGGTTGCTGCATGGACTCCCCGCACAGAATCTGTATAAATCTTCAGCAACGCTTATGGCCGCGTCAGATCGATGGACATGGGCACACTTGGCGCTGGCAGCCATAAGTGATCAACGGTAAGCGTCCGGATTTCATAAATAGTCCTGTACAATGGCGGATGTAGGGTTCTCTTTACGTCGTTTGCTTTGGCGTCAAGGCCGGTGAGTTCGCATCATGAACCGTATGAGCCACGATCGTCATCGTGCCATTCGACTCGGCCACCGCCTGCGCCAACAGCGCAAACTGGTCCTCGCTTAGATCATAGTAGGTCTCCCGGCTCTCCTCCTCTCGCTCCTCCCACCACACCTTCACGACGCCAACCTTTGAAAGCAGCGCGTCCTTGATGAAGGAATAGAGCACCATGAAGCCCGGGTTCTGCTGCATGAACACGTGATTGACGTAATCCGTCTCCTGCTGCGCCGCCGCCTCGTCCTCCGGACCGACGGGTTCGAACCGCACCACTTCGTCGGAGCCGGCAAAAATATCCATCAGCGACGGCATCAACCCTTCGATGGTGTCGGCGACGTCGGTCGACACCGCGCGCGAGCGGCCGTCCTGCGCTGGCATGTCCTTGCTCATGTCGCCGAGATAATAGTCCATCGCATCGGCGCGCTCCTCCGAAAGCCGCGCGGCCGAGATCGCAGCCAGTGCATCGGCTTTCTCGGCAGCCAGCATCGCCTTGAGATCGGACGTGGACATTTTGGGCATGGCAGAACACTCGCTTTCGGAATTGATCGGATGGGCGACGTTGGACGAGGAGCGCACCCCGCCCTTTTGCTAGCGCTGCGGCTTCTTGTTCCACTGGGCAGACCGGGCCAGAGCCCAGAAAATATCGTCGTCGCCTGACGTCTTCGATCTGCCGGGAAATCCGAACAGTGTCGGTGGAAAGGGATAGTCGGGCATCGGCTCGCCGGGTACGACGCCAGGCTGACGCCCTGTCGGCGGTGACGACGCTATCGGCTGATTGGGGGCGATCGGCGCGCTGACGCCGGAGGAAGAACTCCAGTTTCCGAAGCGATCGTCAAAGGCGGTCGAACGATCGATGGGAGAAATCTCATTCGGTAACGGGGCCGGAGCATTCGGATCGTATCCGGCGAGGTCCGGCTTGCTGGCAGGAAGCCTGACCAGGCGCCGGACTTCCTTCCCAGCATTGCGTGCTGCGACGTCTTCCGCCGGATCGACAAACGATCGCGTTTCGTAGAGCGGCTGAGAGGACGTCGCAGAGCCAGGCACGAATTGCCCGCGCGTGCCGAACGGCGCGGAAGCGTTGCCTGCCGCTCGCGTGGCGCGCGGGAGAGGCGTGGTCTCGCTGACTGCAGGTGGGCTCGCGGTTGCCGAACGATTTGCATCCAAGATGCGCAGATACCGCTGATGCTCATTTAAGAAAGCCGGCGGAGCCGGACTGGGATCGAATGATTCCCGCTGATCCCAATAAGCGCTCGGATCGATAACCTTGCCTGTCGGATCTCTCAACTGATAGTGAACGTGGTTGGCGTCTTTCGGATCTTTGACTTTCAATCCTGTGTTGCCCATCGTTCCGATCAACTGCCCCGCGACGACCGGATCACCCACCGTCACATGTTGAGCATGGCTGTGCAGAATCTCGTGAGAGAAGCCGTCCGCATCTCGAATGGCAATTGTGCCCCACCGACCCTTGTCCGCCCGTGTCACAATGCCAGTGACGGGCGCGCGCATCGCGGGGTTACTCCGATTGAGCTTGGCCACTCCCCAATAGTTAAAGTCGACCCCACGATGAGGCTTTGTTGAATTCTCCGGTCTTCCTTCCACCTCGCCAAACCCACTCGTAATGTCAGGTACGACACCGTCGATCGGTGGCAACACTCGTCGCATCATATCTTTCCAAGACATCGATGATCCTAACCTTGTATGTGTCCGGGGGAGTGGAAGCGGTGCCGGACGCAGATCACTGCTGTACCTATTGATCAACCTAAGCGCGAGATATATAGCTCGCAGAGTCCCAAGGGCTTTCGACCCCAAGTTTGAGGAGAGCATCGTTGAATTGGAAACGAACGAGCTATCGCACTTGGATAGGACTCCCCCTCGTCATGTCATCGCTGGTGGGCGCGGTCACATCCGCTTTTGCACAGCACGTCGCGGCGTCACCAACGGAAAAGTGGCGCCCCTCGGACGGATATTACGAAAGCCCGGGCAAGGATTTTGATTCTGACTGCCGCAAGGAGCACGGCGTCTTTACGATCGAGCTTGCCGAACGACACGCCCACGGGTTCGAGTGGAACTGCAAGATCGACAAAATATCGGATACGGCTCCCGGAGCCATCAAATTGGATATGACTTGCTATGATCTCAACATGCCAACATCGGCACGGGACCCTGATGCCGGCGAACGGCCTTTCAAGGAGATCATGTTACTCAACCGGATTAATCACAAATCGATGTCCGTTAGAAAAACGATTGCTGGACAGTTCAAAGGGCCAAGCTGGCAGGCCGACTATTGCCCTGAGGATGTGCAACAAATGCGCATCGACGAAAAGAAGCGCGCTATAGAAGAAGCCAAGTACAAGATTCCGGAGCAGCTATCGCGCCCGAACCAGTGGCGTCCGAAGGACGGCATCTACGCCAGCACCGGCCCGGATTTCAGCGAGCGCTGCGCAAAATCCGGCGACATCGCTATCGGCCTGACCGACGGCTCGATCTCCAGCGGCAAGGCTCAATGCAAGGTCATCGAGGTGATGAACACGGGACAAGCGGCGATGTCCCTGAACATGACCTGCAGCCAGCCGGAGACGAGGCAAGCTCCAGCCACGACAAAGAAAAGTGCAGAAGCAAATTCTCGCCGAGAGCCTGGAACACTGAGCATGGACGTCGTCCGGATGAGCCGGATCGATGACAACACGTTCCACATGCAGAAGACCGTGGACAAGAAATTCAGGGACGATGGCGGACCGGTCGCCTATTGCCCCGAGGAAGCCCAGCGCGCGTATGCTGCGAGGAAGGCAAACAAATAGCGACAACTTTCAACACTGTCGCCGCCGCGCCGGGCCTCACCGCCACCCTCGCTCCTCATACCGTATCGTCCGGTTGAAACCCGCCGCCCTCCCCGGCGCCTCGTAGCAGATCGCCATCAATCCCAGCGCGTCGGCGGCATGGCTTGACCAATCATGCTCGGGCCCAAGGCCGACGTTGCGAATGTCATCCTTGCGCTCGTGATAGAAGCCGACCGCGTCCCTGCCGGCTTCGGTCGTCGCCTCGTTCCACCAGATCTTCGGGCCGAGCCGGCGCAGCGCCTCGATGCGCATCATCGCCGCCCCCCTGCCCTGGTTCTTCAACGGTGGCTCGACGGTGAAGCCGGCGTCGCGCAGATGATCCTCGTAACGTTTTCCGGTGACGTTGTTCTCGTTGACGCCGTCATGCGGCAAATGAAGGATGGCCTGCGAATAGCCGCGCGACCGCAGCCAGTTGACATGGAACGCCAGCACCTGCCCAACGGCCTCGTAATAGTCCAAAATCCTGATTTCGGCTCCGACCCACTGCACAACCCAGATCGCAAATGCGTCCGCGGTGGCGCCGGAGCCGCCGATGTCGATGAAGGCCCGCAGCGGCAACAGCGGATCGGCCGAAACCTTTCCGATCCGCCCTTGCGCACGCGCCTCGGCCAGCATCTGCGAGAAGTAAGCGCCCTCGAATGCCCTCACATAGTCGCCTTCCCAGATGTGGTCATAGCGGTCGGGATAGAGCGACAGGTCGGTGCGGCGCTCCTCTTCCAGCACCGCGGGAAACCAGGGATTGTCGCGCCAGTTGGCACTGATCACGATCGCCCCCGGCGGCTGGCGCGCACGCAGGAAATCATCAATCGCATCAGATTTGCGTCGAGGATTCCACGAAGCCCACAGCTCCGAGTTTTCCGCGCGGATGGTCGGACGCAACAGCGCGAGGCTCCGCGCGCTCAGCGTCTGCGCCTCGTCGATCCAGGCGATCCGAAAGCCCTCGAGACTCTTGATCGACTCGGCCGTGTGGTCCTGCATCCCCCTGAAGATGATCAGCCCGTCTCCGGGCGTTTCGATCTTGTCGTTGAACAGTTTGAAGCCGCGACCGACGCCGAGTGAGGCGATCTTGCTCTCGATCAGCCGCTTCGACGATTGCGCCAGCGTCCGCTGCGCCTCGCGGATGCAAACCGCAAGCGTGCCGCGCTCGGCCTGACAAGTCTCGACCAGGAGTTCGCCGAAGAAATGCGATTTTCCGGAGCCACGTCCGCCGTAGACCCCTTTGTATCTGCAGGGCGCCAGAAGCGGCTCGAATACTCTTGCGGTTGGAATTTTCAGGATAGTCACGCCCATACCTGTTCAGTGATCATCTTCTGAAGTGAAGCAAGTCGATAAGAAAATTGTCCATCGTCCATCACGATCAGATGGGCTCTTCGATAGATTCGAGAACGGTACGGGAAAAGTCAGATCTCGCCTCGGCTGACTGGTGACGATACCTAGTAACGTTTCGGGCGGTGGGGACGAAAGCGAATAAGTTGCCCGCGGCGCGTGGAGGCAATCATTGTATGCTGGTTGTCCAGAGCGTGCTCACCGACCCTCGCCCCTGCCGACTCTTCAATCGCCTAAACGGTGAATCTGTGTTTCTTACGGCATCGGACAGCCCTTGTTCTCGGAGAAATGCGACGAACTTTGTACTGTTGACTCCTCCTGCATTCTTCGCAGGTCTTTGCCGAGAATTTCAGGATATTTTTTGCAGATAGACGTCCTTCTCGCGACCTATCTCCTCTCCTTCCGGATGAACAATGACCCGTTCGATCCGATGGATCAATTCAAGCGGACCTTCGCCGCCGTTCTCCAGCGGTTGCGTCGCCTTACCCCAGCCGCGATCGAGGATGGCGTTAGCGGCTGAGACGCGGGCGGCTGGCGTTGCATCCTTGCACCGCATGATGCCGACGAGTACGCGGAGTGCGGTGCGGGTGTGACTGCGAGCGAGAGAGCGGATTTCAACGAGAGCCTTGGCCAC